ATATGACACATGAACAGGGACTTACCAACACCTGTACCCGCAAGAGCGATGTTCAGAGTCTTATTAGGTAGACCACCCTTGGTGATCTTATTGAAGTACTCAAGATCGAATTCAATCTTGTTCTCCTTCTTATGATATAACTCAAATCGTTCTTCATAATCATTCAGGTAATCGTGACCCACATGATTATCAAAACTGACACTAAGTGCATCAGACAAGATGGAGGGGATTGCATCAGGAGACTTCTTGTCATCCTGACCATCTGCAATCTGAATCGACTCCATCAGTGCCAGATAGATTGCACGTTCCTTACACCACTTCTCTGTGGTGTCACACAACCACTCAAACTCCTGCGGTTCCTCAGTCAAGTTACTGACCAAGTGAACCAACTCTTTGAATGACTGTTCGTTGATATCATTCCTCTTCTCAATCTCAATACTCAGGACTTCCTGTGTGGGTGTTTCATTGTATTGATTTACAAAGTCAACAATCTCCTCGAACACAATCTTCTGATTATGATCTTGAAAGTATTCTGCTTTGATAAAGGGAATTGTTTTTCTTAGGAACTCTTCATTGTGTAGTAGACTCTTGAGAACAAGAAATTCAACTCTCTCCATAACTAAATTCTTTCTTTGCGATTTGATCTAACTGTTCCATCACCTCAGGGGTGAAGTATTGTTCTGGGTCTTTCAAGATGGCCTTGGCATAGACCTTCTTCCCATCTATCTCATAACGACCTGCAACGTTCTTCCAGAGACCACCGAGCTCACCGAGTTCAAGAAGACCATAATATCGATCAAGACCACGCTCATCATAATAAAGACGTACTGTAACATCCTTGTTCTCCTTACTCAAACGCGACTTAGCAGTCTTAGCTTTGATAAGGTTTCCGACAATAGTCGTTCCATCCTTTTCCTTTTTCTTTGAGAGATAAATGATCGTAGACGCGGCGTACTTGAGGCCACTGCCTCCTCCCATTTCTTTAGTCGGGACATAAGATCCGATAACATCATAGGTGTGATTGGTTACAATCATTGGAATGTTTGCTTGACCCAGTTTCAGAGTTAACATTCTGAATGCACCCTTGACAAGTTGAGATTTGGTCATGTCTCGAACTTGTTTGTCATCAAGGGCATCCTTAATTTCTTTCTCAGTAGACAACATACCCAGAGAGTCTAACACGAACATACAGGGTTTACGTTCGTCTTCAGACTTTTTCAAGTATATATCTACAGCCCTAAGAGCTTTGGATCTAAACTCTTCAATTGTAACAACGTTTACAACAACCAACCGACTTAGGTCAATACCACGACTCTCAAGAAGAGATTTATTAACTGCTGCTTCAGTGTCAAAGTACAAACAGTAACCGTCAGGATTACTGTCAAGAAAATTTTTAACGACAGCGAGAGAGAAGAAAGTTTTACCAGTAGAAGACTCGCCAGCAATGGCAGTAATCTTATTCCCAGATACACCACCAAAAATACTACCTGAAACGAGTCCGTTAAAAATGTACGAACCCGTGTCCACATACGTTTCAGAGTCGTCGATGTCTGCGGCGAGTTTTGTATAGTCATCTCCAATCTCTTTTACAATGTCTTTAAGGAAATCCATCAGCCAAAAAATAGTTCAAGGTTTACAGTCTTTTCAACATTCCATCCGATTGCATCAAGGATTGTCTTGAGGGGTTCAAGGAAAGCTTTGTTGAATTGTAGTTCGTAGTCGATGTATTTGTCAACACCAATCTCCCGTGGAAACTCCGAGATGAATGAGATCACATTCTCTCTGATAGGGTTCGCCTTCTTGAGATAAATGAACTTGATCTTCTCACCGTTATTGATCTCAGAGTATTTGTTCTGGAGACCATATTCTTTAATGTAGTGATTATATAGAAGAGCACCACGTACATGAATGGGAGAACCCTTTGCATAGATTGTAGAGTGACTCTTATGTTTCTTTACATCAGATACTGAACGAGGGAATGCAATATCTTCAGGAGGTAAGTTGTTGAACTTCTTTCTTGCATCATCAATAAACTTGATGACATCATCTTCCGTACCGTTCATCATCAACTTCAGTGCATCCTTAATCATTGTTCGACAAGGAGCAGGAGTCGATGACTTCACAGCCTCGATACCCATGATCTTGAGTTTAGGTTCTGAGTAACGAACACCTTCACTATCCCAGACGTTGAGAATGTATCTCTTCTTTGCTGTCCAGATTCCACGGTCTGCAATGTTCTCCCGTTTCATCTGCATCTTCTGAGAATATGCGTTCACATACGTCGCCAACTCCTGATACGATGACTCGATAAAAGGTTCCAGTTTCTCCTCGCAGACCTTGTTAAGTAACGATACAACTGTTGCTTTTTCGCCAGATTTAGAACTAAGAAATTTAGAAACAACAGGTCCAAAATTAATATAGATTGAGTCAGTGTCAGATGCAATGACATAATCCGTATCTGTAGTTTGTAACAGGTTATTTAGATATCCATTTACCTTATTCTCAATCCAACGAATAGATGTTTGTCCTGAGAGTGTGATGGCTTCTGCGTTTGCAAGTTTGAAGAAACGGAAGTATTGGTTACCAATCGCACCATAGCAAGAGTTCAGTGCGATCTTACGAGCCATCTGGAAGTTGTTGAACTTGGCGATATCTTTCTCTAATTGTTTAGTAGGAGTCTTCTCATACTCCTGTTTCGCCTGAAGCATCTTCTTCTTGAAGATCTTACGTTCTGCATACATCTTCTCCATCAACTCAGGCATGAACCCTTTGATGTCCTTACGGAACATTGCACCGTTAGCACAGACAGCATAGTCCTTATACATCTCGAAGGTGATCTCCTTATTCAGGATCCTATCAATGGTTGCAGAGGGATGTTTCTCCTCCACCAGGGTCTCAGGAGAGATGTTGTACTGCATCATCAGGTGAGGGTACAGGGAGTTAAGGTCAAACGACACCACCCAGTCATAGACACCAGGGACAGGTTGTTTCACGTAGGCACCCTCATACCTCTCAGACTTTTCTGAACGGTCACGGGGAGGGATCACAATGTTTCTCTTCTTGAGATAGTTGTAGATGATCGTATCCCACATACGAACCTGATACATCACATCGACAAAGTTCACCTTGGCATCATATGCCATGGTCAATGCCAACTCAATTAGTTTCATCTTGTCTTCCATGCGGTCAACAAGTTCCACGTCAATGATGTTGTAGTCTACAAATTTCTTCCAGTTACCATTGTAGAAATCTTTGAATGTATCAAACTCTGAGTGATCAAGTTTCTTCTGACCAAGTTCAACCTGAGCAATATAATCCAGTCGATAACTCTCTTGGTTTGTGTAAGTAAACTTCTTATACAGTTCCAAATAGTCCAGTGTTGTAACACCCGCGATATCAAAGGTGTTAAACTCACGACCCATGATCGTAATCTTTTCTTCACTGATAATACCCCAGGGAGACAGAAGTTTCATCTTCTTAGTTCCCATGACCCGATCAATACGACCACAGAGATACGGAATGTCATATAGACGACAGTTCCAACCAGTCACAACTTCAGGAGGATTCTGACTCCAGTAATAGAGGAATGAGTTGATCATTGCGATCTCATCCTCAAAATAGTGATAGGTTACGTTATCTTGTGTGGGAGTGTAAGGTTTCCTACCCCAAGTATCAATCTTTTTAGTCGCATAGTCCTGAATGGAGATAGTCAACAACTCCTCAGAACAAGAATCGGGATCAGGAAATCCCTCCTCAGATTTAACCTCGATGTCGATCGTTACAAGATTGATCTTCTTGATATCAAACTTGATCTCATCTTCAGGATATTTGTCAGAGATGTACTGGAAAACATAACGGTCATTACCGTAGATCTTGAATCCATCTACATCATCATACTTTTTGTAAAATTCTCTACAATCTCTTACTGTACCTGGTTGAATGGCTTCTACATTTTCACCCTCAAGAGTCTTATACTCAGTCTCTCGATTTGATTTCACAAACAGAGTAGGAGAATACTCTTCCTTAAAAATAACACTCTGTCCGTTTTCATATCCACGAACCAGGAAGTTGTTACCAACGACCTGGACATTAGTATAAAATCGCATTACTTAACCAGGTCTTCGTACTTCTCGATCAGTTTACTATTGGGCTCTACGATAGTCAAGATCTTATCGGAATGGATCATGAACGTATTCTGTCTCGTAAGGTCAACCAACCATGGAGACAATGTACCATCTTCACTTAGTTCAAATGGTTCAACCAGTTTACAATCTGGTTCTCCTAGATCAGTAGATACCTCCTCAATTTGAGTCAGAATAACTTTGTCAGTCGTTAGAATCAGAATTTTTAGGTTGTTCATATTTCTCTACTCCGTCAGCATACATTTTAGAAAGTTGTTCAATGGGTTCAGTGATAGTCACAACCCAGTCAGATACCACAGGGATATTCTTTTCTTTACTCAGTGGCATCCATGGAAGAAGTTGAATCTTTGAAGGAACCCTAGAAGATCCTTCAGTCTCCGTCAGATCACTTACCAGATTGACACGACAAGGATATTTAAGGTAGTAACCAACAACCTTCTCCTCAACGACCATTTCCTGTACTTCTGCAACTACGTCTTCACCAGACTTCAGAAGTAAAAGTTTTACACTCATGTTTCTACAGTTTTTCCTACAGTAAGTATACCAATAAAAAAGAGGGGTGTCAACTGGATTTGGCCAGTTACCCCTCCGTCTGCGACGACGATATTCAGTTT